TACGCCCATGCTTCCTATCCTTCGCAATACGTTAAAAAGTATGTCGGAAAAAACGCTTACTGGAACGGGGCGTTAGGCTGTGCAATGATGATTGACCAAGAGGTATTAAAGACGGTCGGAGGTATGGATTCTAAGTTTGGACTTTATGGGTTTGAACACGTTGAATACACGATGCGTATCTACCGGACGGGATTGATACCGTATCCCTGGTTGACCCCAAAGAACGTACAAGACTATATTTGGTCGTTTGACGCATTGGGAAGCTATGGCGGGTTCGTGTGGAAGGGCGGTTCTTCGATCCCTGAAAACGAAAAGAATAAACTGATTGCACAAAACGAAATTCTACTGAGAAATGGATCTGGTTCGTTGGGATTCCGCAAATTTGATTGACCTTGTGGTTGTCAGTAGCGGACGAACCAAAGAATATGTCCGTATGACGCAGAACTGCATTGATTCCTTTCACCGCACCTGCTTAGGCCGGGTGTTTGTAGTGGAAGATTGTAATGTAACCTATAAACGTGCAACCACAATCCCACAACGAAAGCCCTTTAACTACAACCAATGCCTGAATTACGGTTTCCGGTTGACGACAAATGATTGGGTGTGCTTTGCCAATAATGACGTTACGTTCTTGGAAGGGTGGGCTTATTGTGTTAACCGGGGGTATAAGTCGGTTAGTTGCCTAAACCCGGGTTGGAAATTCCACGAAGGGATGAACGGTGTTCAGGAAGGTTATCGTATCGGATATGAACTATGCGGATGGTGTCTGATCGTTCACCGGGGGATCATTGAACTGATCGGGGGATTTCCTGAAGATGTGCGGTTCTGGAAATCAGACGACCTATACGCTGATGTTCTTAAACACTACGGGATTAAACACGCTTTAGTTGCGAATTGCAAAGTAAAACATAACCCTTCGACTACGTTATTACGGTCTAAGGACTTGAAAGAGTTAACTTCAGGGCAAGAAAAAAGTTACTTAAAAGCAAAAGAGAAATGGACATAGAAAAAAATTCATTGTTTCCTGTTTTTTATGATGGAAAACAATATTACGAAAAAGATTGCGATGATGTTTTTTTATCGTTTTATCATTGTAGGGAGGCTCTAAATTATAATGGAGGCGTGTATATGACAGAGGATTTATGGGTATATCCAGATGGTTCAATGAATGAATTTTAATAAAATCATGGACATAGATTTCTTCTCGATTGATAACGGAGTGTTTTGTGACCTATTAGGAAAATCCGAATTAGACATTACGATTACTCCTTCATGTGAAAGTCCGGCAAAAGTCTATAATGACTTTATCCGACATTCACAGGCACAATACATTTGCTTCTGCCATTCGGATGTGACTTGTAGTGGCCTGAAGGAAGCCATTGAACGCACCATTAAGGCGCATCCAGACTTCGGTGCATTAGGTGCTGTCGGATCGAACAAAGGAACGATTTGGGGTCGCAAAGGGCTTATCCAGGAAGTTGTCACAGTAGATTCCTGCTGCATTGTGATAAACACCGAACACGGATTATTCTTTGATGAAAAGACCTTCGATTCGTATCATTTGTACGTTGAAGATTATTGTATGCAGACAAGGGAATTGGGTCTGAAGAATTACACAATAGATATTAACGCCTACGAATGGAAAAACGGATTGAAACCTGAAGTACCTTATTTTTGCCATCATTCGCATACTTGGCATCAACTTGGGGCTAATTGGGGGTCGTATAATACCTATAAGAAACGATTGGTTCAGAAATGGCCTGATGTAGAAACGACATGAATATAAGCGAATTACAAAAAATAACGGGTGATGTTTACGTCTTAGGTTCGGGAAGCTCCTTAGACTACGTTAAACCATCGTTTTTCAAGGGGAAAACCGTTATTGGGATTAACCACATTCATAAACTATTCCCTGTAACCTATGGTATCAGTAACCATTCTACGGTTGTTCAGGGAATGATCGACAACCATGTCTTAGGTATTTGCCCGGAATGGGACATGGGTATCTATGGAAGAAAACGTGCCAACCTAAAGGGAAACTATTGCACTTTCAAGCATAAAAACAACTTCCTGTATATTTTCGATCAGCGGCATATTGGGTATGAAGATATTGATTTCAGCGATTTTGACAACCCGGAAAGTTTGATCGTTGGGGCAACCACTTCATCGGCCATCCATCTTGCACAACGGATCGGGGCAACAACGATTATCCTTTGCGGGATAGATAACGGAATGATTGACGGGAAGATAGGCGTTAAGAAATATCCTGCAACGAACCCACAGCATATTATTGACTTTGAGCCACAACTAAAGATCGTATGTAATTTCATCCGGTCTAAGGGAGTGGGTATTTATTCCCTGAACCCGTTTATTAATCTAAACCTGGAAGGACATCGCTTTGAAAATTGTTTGCTGGATTCCTAATGTCTATGGCGGAACCGGGTTATACCGGATTCGTATGCCCCACGAACTACTGAACGATGAAGTGGTATTTACTAATTCTACGCTTTACCAAGACTTGTTAGGGGATATTCTGTTTGTGTCAAAGGCATATTTTATGGCCATCATGCCGGAACTTGCCCGATTGAAGAAAGCCGGGGTTAAGACAATTATTGATTATGACGATTATTGGGTCTTACCACAGGACCACATTTTATATCCGCACTACAAAAAGAACGGAACGACCAAGATTTTGGTCGATGCGTTAAGGGAGTTTGATTACGTTACAACCACTACTGAACTGTTACAAAAGGAAATCCGAAAGATCAACCCGAAATGTGAAGTGTTTGAAAATGCTATCAACCCCGTCTTGGAACAGTTTAAGCCCGAACCGTCTAAGTCTGACAAGGTTCGGTTTGGATGGATTGGCGGTCATTGTCATTTGCCGGACATTAAACTATTGGAAGATACCCCGGAACGGTTAATGGCAACTGAAAAGAATTGGGAAATCTATCTTTTCGGGCATGACGGTAGGAAAAACAGCCCGTATGATCGGTTTGCGGATATTCTTTGCAATCATGGGAAAACGTTAGACCACTTGAAGGTTTTTCGCATGGCATCGGTTGAAACCTATACCCGGTTTTATAACTTAATAGATGTTTGCTTAGTGCCGTTGGTTGACAACAAATTCAATAACCTGAAATCTGAACTGAAGATGGTCGAAGCGGCTTTTTATAAGAAAGCCCTGATCGTATCGAATGTTTATCCTTATAAAAAGTGGGCAAAAGCGAAAAATTGCCTAACTTGTGATAACAAAACCGATTGGGTTAAGCACATGAAACGCTTAATGGATAAGTCTTTACGGGAAGATTTAGGCAACCGGTTGTATGAAGATTTGCATGAACGGTTTGATCTTAGAATAGTGAATAAGCGAAGGGAACAGTTTTATGAAAGCATTGTTTAGTTTAATCGCTTATTGGGTTTGTATATCATTCTGTATAGTAGATCGTTCTATTGTTGCTTTGATTTTTGCGATACTATTTTTTGAACTTTTTGGATATTTGAATGCAATCGAAAAAAGAAAACAAGATGTTAATGATTCATCACATTGAAAGTCCTGTTCAGGGATCGGTCAACCTTGAAAAGATTGAACAGGCACTTGTTCGGGGAGAAAAATTAACGTTTGATGACGGGCTGAAGTGTCAGGAACTTGTCTTTCCGCTTTTAGAAAGATATAAGGTTAAGGCTACGTTCTTTGTCAATAACCGTAACGACATGGAGCGTCACCGAAAAATCCGTGAACGGTTGGGGGAACAGTTTTATTCTGTATTCTTTCAAGCACACGACAAACCTGATTATCCCGAAACTTTCCTGTCAGAATACGACTTTTATACTGATAACGACAAAGCCTATCGTTGGGTCAGGGATTTTTCAGACCCCGAAGGACATGACAAAGTAATGGATTGGATCAGCGACCAAACTGAAGTGCCTGAATTTATTGATCCACAAACAGTTGTTGACAACGGACATGAATTAGGGCTTCATTCGACTACGCATCCCCGAAGGATGGACTTGATGAAACCGCACCTTCAGTTCGATGAATGGGTTGAAAACCTTGCGTATCTTCATCAGTTTCAACCCCACATCCGGTTTGCGTCCTATCCGATGGGACGGTATAATGAAGTCACAAAAGAGATTTTACGGCAATTAGGGATTGTAGGGGCTTACACTTCAAGTGCCTTTTCACATGGAAAATATGAATTACCACGCATAGACATAAACCAATGGGGATAACGTAATGTATCAGTAATGCTGATATAACTCCAATTTGGATGGATATACGCAATAAATAAAAGTTATGGAAATAAGACTTGTCAAATTAAACGAACTTCCGCTTCTTCAGCAATTCCTAAACGACTATTGGAAGAAAGACCACATCCTTTCCCGTAACAAGGAATTAATGGATTATCAGCACTATAACGGCTACGGATATAACTTTGTTGTTGGGATCGAAGAAGGGAAGATTTACACCGCATTAGGTTTTATACCTACCCAACAATATGACAAGGAAATTAAAGACTATGACATTTGGCTGGCGATCTGGTGCAAGACCCCGGACTGCCCAAAAGGATTAGGAAGTCAACTGCTTGACTTTATCGAAGAAGCCTTTAATCCCCGTTCTATCGGGGCAATAGGTATCAATGATACCATAGAACAACTGTATCTTAAACGGGGTTGGGTGTCCGGTATGGCGAATCATTATTTCATTCCATTCATAGACTATCTTGCAAAGTGGGAACGGTGTGAAGAATTAGTCAAGGTTAGCAAGGTAAGCGTCAACGGTCAATGTCCGGCTAAATCAGAAACCTATATCAATACCCGTTATAGACTGAACCCATTTTATGATTATACGATCTATGGCATAAGGGATTGTACGTTTGTCATTCGGAAAATCTATAACGGTCGGACCTCTATTCTTCGGATTGTTGACATTTTCGGTGAATTACCTATTAATATCCAATTTGCGTTTAATTCCCTGATGCGGTTTGAAAACGCACAATACGTTGACTGTCTTAACTTTGGATTACCTAAAGAGAAATTTCTTAATATGGGGTTCTACGAAAAGCCATCGAACCTGATTATTCCGAACTGGACGGAACCGTTTGTGATGGAACACAAACCGCTTAAATTCGCCTATAAGGCACAGGGCGACTATATTTTGTTTAAAGGCGATAGTGACCAAGATCGTAAAAACGTATGAAAGGACTTGAAATCGGTGGGCCAAGTAGTTTCTTTCGCAAAGAACTGCCCGTATATGCAGAAATGGAAGCCTGTGACAATATAAACTTCGCCCGACATACGATTTGGGGTGACGTAACCGATGAGTATGTGATTGACGGTAAACGGATGGGTACGCAATATATAATAGAGGCTACCGACCTTCACGAAATCACAACCTTGTACGATTTTGTCTTGTCGTCTAACGTGATTGAACATATCGCCAATCCTTTAAAGGCAGTCCGTGAATGGTTAAACGTACTGAAACCTGGGGGTGTGATCGTCATTGTTGCCCCTAAAAAGGAATCGAACTTTGACCATCGAAGGGAGATAACTGATTTTTCGCATTTGATCCCTGACTTTGAAAACAACATTCCCGAAACCGATTTAACCCATCTGCCGGAAATTCTTGAACTTCACGACTTACCGTTAGACCCACCTGCCGGAACGCTTGAACAATTCAAGGAACGAAGTTTGAAGAACATCGAAAACCGTTGTCTGCATCATCACGTTTTTGATTTAGACTTACTGTTAAGGATTTACGAGTATTTCGACATCACACCGATACAAAGCACTAAGACCGAAAAAGAATATTGCCTGATCGGGCAAATATAGGTCTATTGTAAAGGCATATCCTTTGCCGTAAATTTGAACAAAAAAGGATATGTTTACCATTTCGGACA